TTTCGCCTCGACGCTCGTCAGCGGCTTGCGCAATGGCGAAGGCCTTTGGAAATCCCTGGGGAAAGCGGCGATTTCCGTGCTCACCAAGATTTCCGACACGCTACTGAACGATGTGCTCAACAGCCTGTTCAAGGTCAACAGCGCAGCCGCCGGCGGCGGTTTGTTTGGTGGCGGAGGGCTCTTCGGTGGCGGCGGTGGCCTGGATCTCGGCATCCTTGCGCAGTCGCCTCAGGCGGCCGCCGCGATAGCGAGCGGTTCGGGCGGGCTCTTTGCCGACGGCGGCTACACCGGCGCCGGCGGGGTTAATGACCCCGCGGGTGTCGTGCATGCCGGCGAGATCGTCTGGAGCCAGAAGGATATTGCCCGGGCCGGCGGTATCGGTGTCGTCGAGGCGATGCGTGTCGGGCGGCGCGGTTATGCCGATGGCGGATTGGTGGCGGAAAGCGGGCCGCAATTTTCGAGGGCGCAGCCGAATGCCTCCGTTCCCAACCATCGCCTCAAGGCCGTCAATCAGAACAGCGCTTCCGGCGCCAATTCCGGTGTGCATGTGACGGTCGGGGTTTCGGTCGATGAGAACGGTAATCTGAAGGCCTATGTGAAGAATGTCGCGCAGAGCGAGGCGAAGAGTTCGACGCGGCAGGGGCTGAACGATTTCAATCAGCAGCTTCCCGATCGCGTCGCGCAGATCAACCGCAATCCTCGGAGGCGTTGATGGCCGTTTCCTATCCTTACAGCCTGCCGGACTTCGCCGATCTCCTGAAGATTTCGGGCGTGGTCTGGGATATCCAGCGCAATGACGAGCTTTCCGGCTCCGGCGATGGCCGGGTCTGGCAGGCGGAGCTGGCGCCGCCGCTCTGGACGGGAACGGTGACGCTGGCCGACATGTATAATGACGAGGCGAAACAGATCGCCGCCCGCATCCGCAAACTTCACGGCGCCCAGGAGGCGCTTTTTCTTTATGATCCGCTGTCTAGATATCCGCAGGCCGATCGCGACGGGACAAAGCTCGGCAGCGCTGGTGTCAGCATTGCCGCGCTCGGAGCCGACAATGCCTCGATGAGCCTCAAGGGGCTGCCGGAGGGCTACAGGCTCACCATCGGCGACAAGATGCAGATCGCCTATGGCGACCGTTTTGCCTTTCTCGAAGTGTCCGAGACGGTGGCCGCTAACACCGCGGGCGTCACGCCCGTGTTCGGCGTCTTTCCGCATCTGCCGACCGGCATAACCGCCAATCTGGGCGTGGCGTTGCTGCGTCCGGCCTGCAGATGCGTCGTCATGCCGGGCAGCCACAATCCCGGCACCGCGAGCGGCCCCATCACCACGGGCGCTACCTTCAAGATCATTCAGAAGAAATAGCCGATGAAAAACATCACTTCCGCTTTCCTCGCGGCGCTGACCGGCGCGCGCGACACAGGGCTCGTGCCCCGTCGTTTCGTCTGGATCACCGGCAAGAGCTTCGATACCGGGGACGTCGCTTCGATCGGTCTTTGGACCGGGGACGACGATATCGACATCTCCGTCATCTCCGGTATCACGGGCGTGTCGGAGGGGCGGACCTATTATGGCGGCCTCAATCTTCAGTTGAGCCCGATCGCGCGCACGGCCGATCTGACGGTTCAAACCGTGACGATCACCATCGGACAGATCGCGCCGGTCGCGCAGCAGCTCCTGCGCGGCTACGATTTGCGCCTGGCGCCGGTGGAAATACACGACATGACCTTCGATCCGGTCACGCGCCAGCCGAGTTCCGCGCCGGAAATCTCTTTTCTCGGCATCGCCGATGGCGCGCCAATCAAGACGCCTGTTGTCGGCCAGGACGGCGATATCGAGATTTCCGCCATCTCGGCCGCCATTGCCATGCTGGAGCGCAACAACCCGGCCAAATCCTCCTATGAGGGCCAGAAGCGCCGCAGCGGCGACGAGTTCGGCCTTTATTCCAGCACCGTCGCCAACTGGCAGATCCCCTGGGGGCAAAAAGCATGACCGAGCTTGTGAGGGTCAAGAACTGGCGCGCCTGTTTCGTTGCCGAGATCGATCGGCTGAAGCGGACGCCCTTTGCCTGGGGCAGCCATGATTGCGGTCCGGGGCTTGCCGGCAATCTGGTGCTGGCGATCACCGGCGTCGATTGCGCCGCGCAGTTTCGCGGCGAGTATTCGACCGCCGCCGGCGCGCTGAAAACCATGAAGGCGGCCGGCTTTGACAATCTTGCCGATCTCGTCGCCACCATGCTGCCGGAAATTCATCCAAGCCAGGCCCATATCGGCGATATCGCCGCCATTCCGCATGAAGGCCCCTTCGGTTACGCCCTCGGCGTCGTCAATGGCGAGCGCATCTTCGTGCTGCGCGAAACCGGCCTCGGCACTGTGGGCCTGCTCGACGCCAAGCGGGCCTTTAGGGTCGGCTAAGCCGGCAACGACGCTGCCTTCTTTTATCACCCATCGGCGACATGCCGCTGCCGGCCAATCGGCGGCGCGCCTTTTTCCATGCGCCATTCGAGGTCGCCCGGTCCATGAAAATTGTGATTTTGATTCTGAACGTTCTCGGCTTCTGGCTAGTGGCGGATGCCGCGCATGCCGATCCGATTAGCCTGGCGGTCACCGCAATCGCCCAAGCTATCGGTTCGATTACCTCGATCGGCGTCATCGGCAAGTTGATACTGACCGTCGCTCTCAATGTCGGCCTGTCATTGATCGAAAAGGCGATGGCGAAGAAGGATCAGCCGCAGCCGGCCGGCGCCAAGCTGGAAATCAGCATGGGCGACGACCATGCGATGTCGTTCATCATCGGCAACTACGCGACCGCCGGCCGGCGCAAATATGCCGGCTCCTGGGGCGAGGACGGCAAGACGCCGAATGCCTATTTCACCGATGTCATCGAGGTCGGCAACCTGCCCAACTATGCCGGCGAGCGCGGTCTTACCAGCGTCTGGATCGATGATCAGCAAGTCGGCGTGCTCTGGGAAGAGCCGCATCCCGACGGGCGCGGCTTCCCGGTGCTGCAATACCGTGTGAATGGCAAGGACTATCTCTGGATCAAATTCCTTGACGGCACGCAGACAGGCGCCGACGCATTCCTGACGGCGAAATTCGGCGCCGATCTCGATCGCCTGTGGAAGCCGACGATGATCGGCCTTGGCTGTCAGATCGTCGTTCTGACCGCACGCTATAATACTGATCTATTTTCCGGCATCCCCGCCGGCCTCTACCAGCCGCATCCGGTGCCGCTCTACGATATCCGCAAGGATTCGTCTGTTGGCGGCAACGGCTCGCATCGCTGGGATAGTCCTGCCACCTGGGAGCCGACCAGCAACTCGGCCACGATGATCTACAATCTGGCGCGCGGCGTTTACTACGGCCAGGAGTGGGTCTATGGCGGCCAGAATATCGCCGCCTTCTGCCTACCGGCGGCGAACTGGATGGCCGCGGCAAATGCCTGCGACACCCTTGTTGCGCTCGACGGCGGCAGCAGCGAACCAGCCTTCCGCGCCGGCTACGAAGTGCCGTGCGATCAACAACCGCTTGATGTGATTTCGGAACTCTTGAAGGGCTGCAACGGCCGCATGGCCGAAGTTGGCGGCATCTTCAAGGTGCTGATCAGCACACCCGGCGGTGCTGTCTATTCCTTCTCTGATGACGATGTCGTCGTTACGGAGGAACAGGATTTCCAGCCGTTTCCGTCGCTTTCCGACACCTACAACGCCATCGAAGCGACCTATCCGGAGCCCACCGAGAAGTGGGCGACGAAGGATGCGCCCGGCCGTTACAACGCCGATCTCGAAGCACAGGACGGCAACCGCCGCCTGCCGGCGCAGATCCAGTTGCCGGCCGTGCCCTTTGCCAATCAGGTGCAGCGTGTCGGCCTGGCAATGATTCAGGACTACCGGCGCTTTCGCGTGCATCAGATAGCGCTGCCGCCGGACGCCTATCCGCTGGAGCCGAACGATGTCGTTTCCTGGACGTCGGCGCGCAACGGCTATGACGAAAAGAAATTCCTTGTCGTCACGGTCGAGCCACAGCCGAATTTCCTGATCGTCGTTACACTGAAGGAAGTCGATCCCGCCGACTACGACTGGCACAGCGGTCTGCAACTGCCCACCGCCACCGGCTGGATCGGCCCGATTACGCCGCCATCACAGCCGATGGTCGGCTGGACCGTTGAGCCGGCAACCGTGAAAGACGCCGGTGGCATCGACCGTCGGCCGGCGATCAAGATCAGCTGTGCGCCGGATATGGACGATGTCGAACGTGTGTGGGTGCAAGTCCGGCTAAAGGAGACCGGCGATATCGTCTTCGATAGTGACAGCACTCGTTATGCCTCACCGTTCTCCTGGGTGCTCTCGGGGCAATGGACGCTGTCGAACACCGACTACGAGGCGAGGGGCCGTTACGTCCCCAAGTCCAACCGCGCCACGGATTGGTCGGCCTGGCTGGCAGTCAAGACACCGAATGTCCTAATCCAATCGGGCGACGTTCTCGATGGCGCCATCATCGCCTCCAAGATCGCCGACGCGGCCGTGACTGCCGAAAAGATCATGGATGAGGCGGTAAGCAATCTGAAGCTAGCCGATGCGGCCGTTTCGACAGCCAAGATTGAAGTCGCGGCGGTGACCGCGCAGGTGCTTGCTGATCAGGCGGTAATTTCGTCGAAGTTGGCCGATGCTGCTGTGACGGCTCAGAAGCTCGCTTCGGAGGCGATCGACGCCACCAAGTTTGCCTCCGACATCGAGCCTGTGGGGATCGCCTCGGGTGCAAGCCTGCCGACCACCAAGTCCACGACGACGATTGTTTGGAACGGCAAGCTCCATCGCTGGGACGGCACTGCCTACGTGGCGTCTGTTGCGTCCACTGACATCACCGGCCAGCTTGCCTCGTCGCAGATTGCCAATGGGGCCGTCGGCAATCCGCAGCTTGCCGCTTTGGCGGTCGATGCAAGCAAACTCGCGGACGGCTCAATCAGCGCGGCGAAGCTCGCCGCTGCTGCCGTTGATGCGACCAAGCTTGCGTCTAGCATAAAGGCGGTCGAGATCGTTTCGGCTCTGCCTTCTACAGGTAACGTCGAAGGCCGGTTCGTCTATTTGACAACAGACGAAAAGCTTTACCGGTACACCGGCAGCGCATGGACTTCAGCGGTCCCGGCCACGGATGTTGCCGGGCAAATCGTCAGCACGCAAATAACCGATGGTGCGATCTCGACACCTAAGCTTGCGGCCGGCGCGGTCATCGCATCGACCATTGCGGCCGGTGCGGTAACAGCGGGCGCAATCGCTGCCAACGCGGTCACGACAGGGACCATCGCGGCAGGCGCGGTTACGCTGGACAGATAGCCGCGGGCGCGATCACCGCCGACAAGATGGTGCTTGGCGACTTCACGAACCGCGTCGAAAACCCGAACTTTGGCGCGGGCGATGTTAGCTGGTCGAAGTCCACCGGCATCACCATCGTGAATGACCCGGCAAACGCCTACGTCGGTAGCTGGTATATGAACGTCGGCGTAGGCGCGACTGGCCTCGCCTCCAGAAATTCGAACATCTTTCCCGTCCTTCCTGGCGAGCAGTATTTCCTGCAGGTGTTTGCGAAGGCGGTGGGGGCACCCAACAATCCCCTCACGGTGCGTATGCGCTTTCTGCTGGCAGACAAGATATCACTCGTCAGCGCACCAACTGTCGGGAACTACACGGCTGCCGACACGGCATATATTGAGAGGAACGCGGTTATCACCGTTCCGGCCACCGCTGTATACGCATGGATCGACGTAACGGTGGCAGCCGGGTCTATCACCACAGGTGGCTACGCTCTTGGTTTCATTTCCTGTCAGCGCCGCGATACGGGCAATCTGATCGTTGACGGTGCGATCACGGCTACCAAGATCGCAGCCAATGCTGTTGCGGCGGCCAATATCGCGGCAGGCGCGATCACTGCCGAGAAACTGGCTATCGGCAGCGGCGGCAACTTCCTGTCGAATTCTGATTTCTCGGCTGGCCTTGCGAATTGGAGCTATGAATACTCCAACGGCCCTGGATTTACGGTGTCCTACCGTACCGACACCTACGCACCTACAGGCGGTGCGATGCAGATTTTCTGCGCGAACAACACGCAAGGTATCGAATATGGTGTCGCTCCTACCATCGCTACAGTCAACTCCACAGGGTTCACGGCAGGGCAGGTCGCCCGATACCCCTGCGTGGCGGGGCAATGGTTTGAGTTTTCAGGCTATTATCTGGGCCTGAATAGCAGCGGCCTTCTGCCCTATATGGGCTTTTTCGATGTAAATGGCGCAGCGTTAGCATACCCGAACGCGGGTATTCTCCCAGCAGCGCAAAACATCGACCCGCATTGCAACTTGGCCAACTACCAAAGGTTCTGGTTCAAGGCGCAGGCTCCCGCTGGCGCGGTGACGTGCGTGGCGTTCCTGCGCCACAAAGGCACTCTGCCGAGTCAGGCAAACAGTTATATCTTCCTGACGCGGCTGTATTTCGGTGAGGCTAACGCGAACCAGACGCAGCCCACCCCGTGGTCACCGCAAGGTATCACGATGGTATCCGGGGGGAACATCATCACAGGTGCGATCACCGCTGACAAGATCGCGGCGAACACCATCACCGCCGCTCAAATCGCTGCAGGGGCTATCTCAGCCTCTGAAATAGCTGCCGATGCCATCACGGCGGCCAAACTGGCATCGAACTCCGTCACCACCGATGCGCTCGCGGTTGGCTCTGGAAAGAACCTGCTGCAAAATGCCGGTTTCACTATGGGCATGGATTGCTGGGCGATCAGCTTTAATAGTGGCCCGATCCCTAGCCCAGTTTTTCGCATCCGTGCCGTCACAGAAACGTGGGCTGGACCGAACTGCCCGACCCTGATGCTTTCCTTTGGCGCACCGTCAGGCAACAACTATTACAGCGACGTTCAATGGTTGCGCCCTGACGCCCCGACGCTGCCGAACAGCCTCAAATATGGCGTGCCCTGTGCTCCGGGCGACTGGTTCGAAGTATCCGCCTACGTCTCTGCCCATCGCTGCTTGGTAGAGCTGCGGCTGCAGTGGATCGGTTCAGATGGCCTCGCTGTCGGCTATACGACGGCCAATCAGATCAACAACATTCCGGGCAGTTCGACCAATCCTGACACTTGGACGCGTCTCCGGTGCGTTGGTGCGGCTCCTGCCAATGCGGTCGCGGTCGGCATTCATATCCGCAAATTTGAAACGATGGCCGGCCAAACTGACAGCTACATGTTCATCAACAAGCCGATGCTTTGCCGCTGCCCGGCGAACGCATCGGAGTTTACGCCCTGGAGCGATGGTGGCGTGGTGATGATCACCAACGGCGGCATTGTCGCTGACTCTATCACGGCCGACAAGATTGCCACCAACGCCGTGACCGCAGACTCGATCGCGGCCAATGCGGTGACAGCCGGCAAGATCGCGGCCGGTGCAGTAACAGCGACCACCATAGCGGCCGCCACGATCACCGGCGACAAACTGGCGGCGAACTCGATCGGCGCAACGCAGATCGCTGCGGATTCGATTACCGCCAAGCAGCTCGTTCTGACTGACTATTCCAACATGGCCGATAATGGCTGGCAGGCCGGCAACCTTGACGGCTGGACGCTGCAGAACTACCAGAATTTCTACATCGACAATAACCAGGGCGATGCGTCCGGCTGGCTCTATCAGTCAATCGGCCGCGAACAGGCAGCTTCGAACTGGATCACTTGCTCGGCCGGCGAGACCTATGCATTTGACGTTTGGGTCTACAACACTGACACGACCCGAGCGGCCGTTATCGCCAGACTTCTCACGCCGGGTGGCGTCTATGCCTATCCGATCGTTGTGTACACCGATCTCAAAAGTCAGTGGGTGCGGCTGCAGGGCAAATACACAGTTCCCTCTGGCTACAATCGCATCTGCATGGACCTATTCACAGATCGAACCGCAGGGGCAGGCACGCAAACCTACTGGTCGAAGCCTGTCATGCGCCGCGCCGTATCGGCCGAGCTGATTGTCGACGGCGCGGTCACCGCCAACAAGATCTCGGTGAACAGCCTCGATGCGCTTACCGCCAATCTCGGCGCGGTCAACATCAGTTCGGCCGTGATCGGCTCGCTGCAGGTCGGCACGTCCAACATCTCCGGAGGGGCCGTCAC